CGCGGTGCGAAAGTTCAAGACGGCGGACGGCGCCTATGTTTGGCAGCCGGGTCTGGCGTCGGGCCAGCCGGCGACCCTGCTCGGCTATCCAGTGATCGAGGCGGAGGATATGCCGGACATCGCGGCGAACAGCCTGTCGATCGCGTTCGGCAATTTCAAGGCCGGCTATACGATCGCCGAAAGGAACGCGACGACCATCCTGCGCGACCCCTTCACCAACAAGCCCTACGTCCATTTCTACGCGACCAAGCGGGTCGGCGGGCAGGTGGTCAATTCGGAAGCGATCAAGCTGCTGAAGTTCATCTGAGGCAGCTTGGGGGCGACTGGTCTTATCCCCTGCTAGTCGCCCCAAACCCTCACTGAGAAAGCAGCTTGGCAGCATTGAGCTGCCGCGCTGCTCACCCACCCCCAACCCCTCCCTTGTGGGGAGGGGAGGAGAGGCGAATGCCATTCACGCCGAAATTCGTCGACCTGGTGCGCAACGTCACTACGGTGCAGGGCACCGGCCCGGTGACGCTGGGCCAGCCGGTCAACGGCTATACCAGCCTGACCGACGCAGTCAGTGCGGGCGAGCAATTCTATTATTGCATCCAGGGCGTCGACAAACCGCAGGAGCGGGAGGTTGGACGCGGCACGATGCAGGCCGACGGCAAGGTGGCGCGGGAGCCAATCGCCGGCAACCCCACCAATTTCTCCAACGGCAGCAAGACCATCTCGCTGGTGGCGCCGGCGGAATGGTTCGCGAAAGCGGACCTGTTGGGCGGCGGGGCGCTGGCGACCGTGGCCAGCTGCGCGGAACTGGCGGGCAAGGACGTGAGCGCGGTGACCCGCGCCTACCTCGCCGACAGCCGACGGGCAGGCAGCTTCCTGTTTGATGCCAGCGACCTGTCTACCAAGGTCGCGGCGGATAGCGGCCAGGGCATCTATGTCGCCCCGGCATCGGCCCCGACCGGCGCGTCGGGCGCCTGGGCCCGGCAGATCAACGGCCCGGTCGATCCACGCTGGTTCGGGATCGTCGAGGGCGCCGGCAACGGCGCGGCCAATTCGGCAGCGATCGGCGCCATGTTTGCCGCCTTGAGGTCGCGCGCCGTCAACGCCGCGACCAATTACCAGGGGCAGGACGCCGTCCGTTTCCCGCCGGGCCTGTTCGAATTCGCCGCGACCATCGAGCTGACCGAGGGCAGCTATATCCTGGAGGGCAGCGATACCGGATATCCGAGCGGGCGCGGCACCGTCCTGAAATTCCCGGCCGGCGTGACCGGCATAAGGGTGCAGCGCTACAACACGTCCGTCCTCGTCACCGACGGTACGACCCACCGTGGCGGCGACGGCGCGATCATCCGCAACCTGGCGCTGCGCGGGGCCTTCACGACGGCCGAAGCCGAGGCGCATGGCATCCACCTGCGCGCGAGGGCGCAGATCGAGAATGTCTATATCGAGGAGTTCGAAGGCGACGGCATCTATTGCAACGTGACCGCCGGCGCGGGCGGCGAGATCGAAGGCAACGCCAACAGCGCGCGGATCATCGGCGGGCGGATCCAGCGATGCCGGCGCGGCATCTACATCAACGGCGCGGACGCCAACATCTGGTCGATCATCGGCCTCGACTGTTCCAACAACCGGCAATGGGGGTTCGAGGATTCAAGCTTCCTCGGCAACAGCTATTTCGGGTGCCACGCCGCCGCCAACGGCATCGTCACCGGGACCATCCCGACGGTCGTGTCGCACAACGGCAACCGCTACGGCGTGATCGCCGGGCAGGAAGCCGGGGCCTCGACCAACGCGCCATCCGGCACCACCGCCGACAATGGATGGTGGCATTATCTCAGCGCCGGCGGGGTTAATGCCGGCAGCAACATCAATGCCTGGACGAGTGGAACGACTTATCGGGCCGGGGGGAGCTACCGCACCGACGACGCCAACGCCCGCAATGTCTTCAGCGGCTGCTATCATGAAAGCGGGCAGGGCAAGGCGCAGCTGGTGCAGCCAACGCTGGTGGTCGGCGGGATGCTGACCGGAAGCGTGCTCGGCACGGCGGCGGTGATCCAGGCGGGCGATGCCGGAGTCAGGGTCAACTCGCTCTATTCGGAGGGGATCAAGGCCAGCGGGACGGTCAAGGCGCGCCTGGGCGAGGATGCGACGGCCACCGACACGGTGCTGCTGGCGTCGCACAGCATCGCGGCGGTCAACAGCTGGCGGCTGAAATTTTCCGGCAACGAGCTGCGCTTCGACTATGCCAACGGCGGGTCGGCCATCGCCTATCGCATCACCTGCAACACCACGACCGAGCAGTTCGGCACGGGCGCAGCAGTACCTTATGCCTTCTATGCGCCGAACCTGGTGGTTGGCGATACGATGGCCAATGCCCGGCGGATGAGCAACGGCACGGCGGCGCCGACCAGCGGCGCGCATGGCGTCGGCGAAATCGTATGGAACCGGACGCCGGCCTCCGGGCAGCCGATGGGGTGGGTCTGCTCTGCAGCCGGCACGCCGGGCAGCTGGCTGCCACTGGCGAATATCCCATGAGCCTGGGGCAGTTCGCGCTGGCCGCCGCCAGCATATCCCAAACCCAATCCGGCGACGGCGGCAAGAAGGTGCCGTCCAAGCGGTCGACCGTGGCGCTCAGCGACCGCAAGGCCGTGCCCGAGCCGCGCTGAACCCTGAACCCAAGGAATTAGCATGACCCTTCTGTTGAAGGATCCCGAGGCGCTGCTCGATTACAGCGTCGACTGGGGTGCCGAATATTTGTCGGGCGACGTGCTCACTGAAAGCAGCTGGACCGTCAGCCCCGCCGAGGCAGGCGGGGTGTCGATCATGTCCAGCCGGTTCGACCTGCTGGTCTCGACGGTCCAGGTGAGCGGCGGCCAGCCGGGGCGGATCTACCGGCTGACCAATCATGTGGTGACGGCCGAAGGACGCGAGGACAGCCGGTCGATCATGCTGCGGGTGGAGAAGCGCTGATGATCGAGCAGAATATCGCGCCGGCCGCGGTCAGCATGGCCGAGGCCCAGGCCTATGCCCGGGTTGAGACGGGTGAGGAGGAGGCGCTGCTGGCGGGGCTGGTGCGGACGGCCAGCGCGCTGTGCGAGAGCTTCACCGGACAGGCGCTGATCGAGCGGCCCTTCGCGGAGATGCTGCCGGCAACCGGCCAATGGCAGCGGTTGAGCCTGACGCCAGTCAGGGCGATCGCGAGCATGGAGATCATCGCCTCCGACGGCAGCGCGACCGTCCTGGCAGCCGGGGACCATGAGGTCGACATCGACAGCCGCGGCGACGGCTGGGTAAAGCTGTTGAAGCCGTCGGATGGGCGGATCAGGGTCAGCGGCACGGCGGGGCTGGCGAGCGAGCCGAACGGAGTCCCGGAGCCGCTGCGGCAGGGCATCCTCAGGCTGATCGCGCATCTGTTCGCGACGCGGGACGGATCAGGTGGAGAGCCACCGGCGGCGGTGACCGCGCTGTGGCGGCCCTATCGGCGGATGAGGTTGGCCTAATGGAGTTCGCCGGGACGCTGAAAGAGCGGGTCATCATCGAAAAGCCGGTCGCGGTGCGCACAGCGAGCGGGCTGCAACAGCCCGGCTGGGAGCGGGTGTGCGACTGCCTGGCGGCGATCGTCGCCGAGGGGGCGGGGCCGGAAGCCGAGGCGCAGGCGCTGTCGGCCATGCCGCGCTATCGCGTGACGATCCGCAGGCGCGACGGGATCGCAGTCGGGCAAAGAGTAGCCTGGGGCGCGAGGACCATGCTGGTCAAGCAGCGGATCGACGATCCCAGGCTGCGCGACCGGATCCTGCTCAGGTGCGAGGAGATGCGCTGATGGCGCAGTTCGACGGGCTGACGAAGCGCGTGGAGGCCAGGGCGCGCAAGCTAGCGGACAAGACGCGCGAGCGGGTCGAGCTGGTCTTCACCCAGTTCCCTGATGTGCGGTTGCGGCGTGAGGGCGACACGATCGTGATCGAGGCGATGGGGCTGTTGCGGCGCTGGCTGAGCGACGTGCGGTTGCGCTTTGCGCTGTGGAGCGGCCGGTGAGCGCGGGCGGCGCCCTGCAGGCGGCCCTGGCTTTCGCGCTGGCGGGCGAGCCACGGCTGACCGGAATTTACGACGGTCCGCCGGCGCGGGCGGCCTTTCCCTATGCGGTGATCGACGCGGGCAGCGAAAGCGACTGGAGCCACAAGAGCGGCGCGGGCCGCGAGGTGCTGATCGCGCTGACGCTGTGGGACGAGGAGCCGGCGCGGCTGGCCGAGCTGGCCGATGCGGCCGAGGGGTTGGCATCAGCAATCGCCGAGGTCGACGGCTGGGGCCTGGTGTCGATGCGCCTGCTCCGGCGGCGGACGGTGCGCGATGTCGCCGGGCCATGGGCCACGGCGATCGATCTGCGGGCGCGGCTGCTGGCCGACTGATTTCACGGACAATCGAAAGGATCAACAATGGCTGCAGAGCGCGGCAGTGCCTTCCTGTTGAAATTGGGCAGCGGAAGCCCGGTGACCTATGCGACCGTGGCGGGGCTGAAGACCACCCAGCTGACGATCAACGGCGATGCGGTGGCGATTACCAACAAGGACAGCGGCGGCTGGCGCGAGCTGCTGTCGGGTGCGGGGGTGCGGTCGGTGAGCGTCGCGGCGAGCGGGATTTTCACCGGGTCGGCGGCCGAAACGCAGGTCAAGAATTTGGCGCTGGGCGGACAGCTGGCGCCCTATGAGCTGAGCTTCGAGAGCGGCGAGAAGATGCAGGGGCAGTTCCTGGTCAGTCGCCTCGAATATGCCGGCGATTTCAACGGCGAGCGCAATTACACGCTGGCGCTGGAAAGCTCGGGCGCGGTGGTGGCGCTGTGAGCGCTAACCCGTATCGCGGCGAGGCCAGCCTCAAGGTCGGTGGCGAGGCGATCGTTATCCGGCCGAGCTTCCAGGCGCTGGTCGCAGCGGAAGAGGAATTGGGGCCGCTGTTCGCGCTGGTCGAGCGGGCGGCCGAGGGAAGGCTCGGCATCGGCGAGATGGTGGCGCTGTTCGATCATCTGTCGCGCGAGGGGCGGCCGGCGGGGATAACTCGCGAGCGGATCGGCGAAGCCATCGTTGAGCAGGGGCTGGCAGGGATTAGCCCGCAGCTGAAGCTGGTGCTGGGACAGATCCTGCAAGGCCGATGAAGTTTGGCGAACGCGCTACCTTGTTGGCGGGCGCGGCGGCGCGGCTGCTGGGCTGGCGGCCGGACGAGTTCTGGGGGGCGACGCCAGCGGAGCTTGCGGCGGCATTACAGGACGAGACGGTTGAACCGGTCGCGGGCGATGAGCTCGAACGGCTGATGGAGCAATATCCGGATGGATGAGCAGATCGAGCGGATGGTGGTCAGCGTCCGCGCCGACACCGCGACTTTCGCGCGCGACGTGGCTGCAATGCGCGGCGAGTTGGAAGGCCCGCTGGCGGCGGGTGTGGGGCGGGCGGGGCGGCTGATCGAGAGCTCGCTGTCGCGGGCGATTGTCAGCGGCAAGCTGGGCTTCGACGATTTGAAGCGCGTCGCGCTGTCGGCGCTGGCGCAAATCGCGCAAGCCTCGCTGAGGTCGCTGTTCAATCCATCCGGTCAATCAGGCGCGGGGATCGGATCGGTGCTGACATCCGCTGTGTCGAGCTTGTTTGGCGCGCCGGGGCGGTCGCATGGCGGGCCAGTGACGACAGGTCGCGGCTATGTAGTCGGGGAGCGAGGTCCGGAGCTGTTCGTGCCGTCGGGCAGCGGACGGATCGAGCCGGCGCGGGCGAGCGGGCGCGACGTGCGCGTGGCGATTTCGGTGACGGCGCCGCAGCCCGGCGATCCGCAAGTGCTGCGCCAATCGTCGCGGCAGCTGGCGCGGGCGGTGCGCACGGCGCTTAGGGAAAGCTGATGCCGATCTGGTTCACGCGGCCTGGAGCGCCGGTCGAACAGGGATGGGTCAAGCGGTTCGCGGCGCACGACTGGACGGTCGATTTCCCGCGCGGGGCAATGGCCAGCACGGTCACTGGCGCGGACGAGAAGTCGCTGACGGTGGAGGCCCACTTCCTGCGCAAGGGCGACCTGGTCGGGCTGATTTACGAGAGCGAGGACCGGGACTCGCATCCGGCCAGGGTAAGGGAGACCAGGCGCGACTATTCGCACTGCCAGCTAAAGTTCCGGTGGAAGTCGACCGGGCTGATCGCGCTCAACGCGGTCAACGGACCGACGCTCACGATCGAGGGGCGGGACTCATCCGGCCAGCCCAAGAGCTGGTTCGTGCGGCTGTGGAATTATGCCGAGGGCAGCGCGACCGACGCGGAGATCAGGCTCGACTTCGACGATCTCGACGGGGGTTATCTGCTGCCTGCCGAGGCCGACCCGGTCTGGCCGAAAGACATCGACCGGATCTTCATCAGCCTGGTACCGCCGGCCTATGTTGCGGGGAGCCTGGAACTGATCGGCGCGGCGACGAATGCGCGGCTCGAGATCAGCGAGCTCCAATGTGACGGATCGGGCAGCGTGCTCGCGGTCGGCGATGCCTGGGCGCCCGAGCATGGCTTCAATGCCTGCACCGCCTATGATGACATGTACAATTTGGCGCCTGAGCGGGTGGTGGCGGCGGTCGAGGCGGCGGGGTTTCGCGGCACCATCAACCACTATGTTGGAATGAGCCATTACCCGGCGATCGGGCCGGACGGGCTGGCCGATCCGGCGCAGAACATGTGCATGGCCGCGCGGGAATGGCACCGCGATTTCGCGGCAGCGGCGAAGTCTCGGGGCTTCGAGGTCATCTGGTCGCTGTCTTACGAGTTGCTCGACATGTTCTGTCCCGCGGCGTGGAAGCAGCGGGCACATGACGGGGCGGCCGCGGCGACGGCCTACGATCCACCCTCGGCGCTGCTGTCGCCGGCCAATGAAGACGCCATGGCATATCTGGGGAGGATCGCGGCCGAGCTGGTCGGTATTTCCGTCGAAGCCGGGTTGCAGCCGCAGTTCCAGGCCGGCGAGCCATGGTGGTGGGTGCGGAGTGACGGGGCGATCTGCTGCTACGACGATGCGGCGCGAGCGGCGCTGGGCGGCAATCCGGTGGTAGTCGCCGATGTGCGCGCGAATTTGACCGCGGCGCAGAAGGCACTGCTCGACCAAACTGGGACGATCCTGGTCAATTCAACAGCAAACCTATTCGCAGCGGCCAGAGCAGCCGCACCGGCGACCAAGACGCATTTGCTGGCCTATCTGCCGGGCCTGCTCGATCCGGCCGCGCCAGAGGTCAGGCGGGCAAACCTGCCCGTAGGCTGGGCCAAGCCCCATGCCGACGTGCTGCAGCTGGAAGATTATGAGTGGGTCACCGGCGGCCGGCGGTCGCTGCGCGAGGCAGCCTACGGACAAGTCGAGCAGCGGCTCGGCTACGGGCCGGCCGACCAGCATTATTTCTCCGGGTTCGTCACCAGCACCGAGCAGCGCGAGCAATGGCGCCCGATCATCGAGGCGGCGCGCGAAGCGGAGGCACGCGGCGTTGCCAAGATCTTCATCTGGGCGATGCCGCAATGGTGGCGCGACGGGGTGACCCTGTTCGGCGAGGAGGATGAGGTGCAGCCGTTCGACGATATCGACTTCCCAATCGCGATCGGGGCCGAAGCGAGCGCGATCCCGGGCTTTTCAACCAATGTAGTGACCAGCGCCAGCGGGCATGAATATCGCAACGCCAACTGGGCCCAGGCGCGCCTCAGGTTCGATGCCGGGCCGGGGGTGCGCGGCGAAGCAGAGCTGGGCGAGCTGATCGGCTTCTTCCGGGCGCGCCGCGGGCCGGCCGTGGCGTTCCGCTTCCGCGATCCGTTCGACCATAGTTCGCACGGCATGACCGGCGCGTCAGGAGCCGCGGACCAACCGCTTGGGGAGGGCGACGGGACGAGCACTGAATTCCCGTTGATCAAGCACTATGGGACTGGCGAGGTTCGGCGGATCACAAGACCGGTGGTAGGCAGCGTGCGCGTAGCCATCGACGGGGTTGAACAGGCCAGCGGCTGGACGCTTCAACCGATGGGAGTCGTCAGTTTCGATATTGCGCCCGTGGCGGGTGCGGTTGTGGCCGCCGGATTTCTTTTCGATGTGCCGGTGCGCTTCGCCGACGACCGGCTTGAGATCAATCGCGCGACCTTCCTGGCCGGTGAGGCGCCGAGCGTGCCGTTGATCGAGGTGCGCGAAGGATGACCGACGAGCTGACTAGCCTGGCATTTTGCTGGCTACTGGAGCGTAGGGATGGGGCCGGGCTGGCGCTGACCAGCCATGACCGACCGCTGCGCGTCGGCGGCGTGCACCATGATCCGGCGCCGGGCATAACACCGGCAGCGATCCGGTCCGAGCTCGGGCTGGAGCCCAAGTCGAGCGAAGTCGCCGGATCGCTGTCGAGCAAGGCGATATCCGAAGGCGACCTTGTCGCGGGACGATGGGATGGGGCCGCGCTCCAACTGGTCGCGGTGGATTGGCAGGCGCCGGAGACACCGCCGGCGGAACTGCTTTCCGGCAACCTGGGCCAGGTGGCCAGCAGGGACGGTGGGTTCGAAGCCGAGTTGCTGGGCGTGGCGGCGCAGCTCGAGCGGCCGGTCTGTCCAATCACCTCGCCCGAATGCCGGGCCGAGCTGGGCGATCCCCGCTGCCGGGTCGCTATGTCCGGGCGGCGGCTGCGCGCGAAAGTCGCCAGCATGGCGGGCCACATCGTCACCATCGACCAGCCGGTCGACGATCGGTTCAGGTTCGGACGGATCAGGTTCCTGGACGGCGCCGCGAATGGCGAATGGCGGACAATCCTGGAAGCAAGTGGCCAGCAATTGTCGTTGCGCAGCGCTCCAGCGGGTGAGGTGGCAGCAGGGACGGCGGTCGAAATCAGCGAAGGCTGCGACAAGAGATTGGCGACCTGCTCGGCCCGGTTCGGAAATGCCGCGAATTTTCGCGGCGAGCCGCACCTGCCAGGCAACGACCTCCT